CGCCAATCAGGATTAACTACAAAGGGATCATTTCCAATATAATTGGGATTATTACTAGTTGCAACACACTATGACCAATACATCTACTGTGTCAAAAAGATGCATGGGAAAATTTCTTTGTGGTGGCAAACCTTTCCCTAAATAGGGAATGTAGTAAGACTACGCCTTACGTTGAGAGCACTCGCTAGCATAAAAGAAAATATCTAAAGAAATAAGCTATTATAACGGTTATCTCTACTCAACGGCTATTTTAAACTTTACGTACGAATAGCTCCGGACGGATGGACAAGAGGCCATCACTCATATTTCTCCTTCCATTCTTCGAGCATGTCATCATAACTCATGGTGACTACTTTAGAAAATGGAAGAAAATCATGGTCCCCCAAAACGTTGTGCATCTCTGCACGACGCTGCTCATAAAGGGCACGACCATGAAACCACCACTCTCTAAGTGCACAATCCACAACTCCAGCATTATGCTCAGCCATAGAATTGCAACCCAGAGAGGATTTCTTCATACAGTGCAAACTTTTAAAGATTGAAGCTTCATCTAATTTAGCTTGCCATACACGAAGATCATAATTCCAAATATCATAACGCTTCAAAAATGGAACATCACAATGATTAACATATGGTTTGGATTTCTCACCTTTATTTGCCATAGTATACTCAATATCGTACACTGCAAATGCAGCAGAAATCTCAGTGTGATTAAACTTGGGGAAAGCTTTCGACACTGACCCCTTACAATCATCACCATATGTTATAAGTGACATCACATTATTAAAAGCAGCTATAGGACCATATATATGGTAAAAAGCACACCTATGATATAAGGAATTAACAATAGAGTTGGTATACACAGTCAAGTTTTGACCTGAAGGATTAGATCCATATAATTGGATCAATTCTCCATTAAAATCCATCATGGGATAGGCTACATCAGTAGCCACCCCTTTCATGATTCTCAACGCTCGACGTGAATACCCACTCTTTTCGGCAAGAAGAATAAAAATCTCAAAAGATAAGAAAATAAGCTCTGGACTCATTTTCAAATCGTAAGACTTAAAATCCCCCGCCACAACTCTATTCGCACCATATTGCTTCACATAGTTCACTAAGCTATCCCACTCGCGACTATGTGAATTTAACCCGACTGCACACTCAAATGTAGCTGGATGCATAGATATAACACGACAGAGTGGAAGGAAGTAACGACGCAAAATTATTTGCAACGCCAGAGGAGCAGCTTGAAACACACGCACTTTATCTTTTCCTATTTTAGTTGGTTCATCTTTCAATGAAGCCTTAAAAATAGGATAAGCACGCATGTCAACAAGATAACACTCCTCCATCCTATCGGCTTCCTCCCAAAACATATCATCCAATTCTCTCCCAACATCAGTCTCTGTTAAATACATAGACTTCTTTCGGGAAAGAGGAAATCCAACTGAAGTTTGAGGTTTCATAGCATCAATGTATTTAACCCCATCGATACCATTTACAACCTCAAAATCAGTCAACTCTCTAACACCATGAAGATCAATTTCATTGCGTTTGAGAGCATATTCAATTTGTCTCTTATAATCATTAAAAGCCCACTCTAGCATATCTTTTGGAAAGCCAGCATTGGGTTTTGATGATTGAGCCAAACTGACCTGCCACGGTTTCCATCTCGGTTTAAATTGAGGTGGTCCCCAAATGTTTGGTACATCACAATGCTCATGAACACTACGTGAAATCTGTGTTGGAATCACATCACTCACAATAGGTCCACTACATAATTCATGTGCACCATAACACTCAAGAGAACCATCTAACAAATACCGAGTTGGACTTCGGGCAGGAATACTATTTTTAGGCCAATATTCAGTACCATACATTTCTGCTATAACAGTTCCACTTGCTACTGGATCTATATGTCCCCCATTAAGAGACTTAAGACCCTTCAACAAGTCTTGCTGTGACAGAAAAGATACATACTTATATTGACCTACAGAGCCACTATGTAGTCCACATATAAAATTTCTCTTTGAACGAGAAACATATGCAGAGCCACACATGCCCTCACAAGAGGGCTCTTTGATGTCTAATACGAGACATTCAACAGCCCTCTTACGACCTTTACACTGTAAATTCACTTTTTGGAACTTTAAAACACGACCACAAAAAGTTTCTTCAACAGGGAATTTTGTCCGCATAGCAACGACTGCTTCGGGCAAACAAGGTTTAAGTAAAAAATAATCACACAAATTCTTGACATCACCAATGCCAGGAACTCGTAACAAAGCTAAATCATTATCAAAAAGATAAGTATCTTTAGCTTTGCAGTAAAAACTACATCGCCTACCCAGAATTCCTTCTGGTTTAAAACGACAACGCATCTTCACATCATAGTCTGGTAACATATGGCGATTAACCAACAAATAACCAGATTTTACTGCCAAGCCATGAATAGTATAGATAGCATTATCCTTTTCATACTCTATGACCGCAGTATTTTGAAGAACCGCTTTAGATAACTGCTCCGAATTCATACCTTCAATACTCTGACGAGAATAAGGCAACGGAGCAACCTGAGGAGTCATCCACATGTTTGGCGTTTTATCTGAAACCTCTACTGTGCGTCTGGATCTATTTTTCCATAACTTATAGATCCACCAAAAGAACGAACACAGCAGAGCTAAAACAGACCCTTTCACTACACAATTCACCATCTTATTATCATAATTCTTTAAGTACCTGCGATACATACAATACACAGGTGCCATAGAAATAAATAAAGATGATAAATACGAGGTAGGAGAAGAAATAAACGCCAAACCTTGTGATAAACATAAACTTCCCAACAAAGTCCTCCAATTTTCACACAAAAATGAAATATTGGACATGTCAGGAATAACTCTCTCAATAGTTCTATTTATATTATTGTAAAAAATAGAACCGAGAGAGCCCTCGCGAATGTTGACCTCACCATCAACATCCTCGAGTTTTTCTCGTTTACATAAATCACAACAAGAAACATAGTTATCATGTTCACACAACTCTTCATTATAATAATCATCAATACGACTAACAAACGCTTTCTGATTTGCATAAAACTCTTTAGACATTTGACTAACGAGTTTAAATAAATCAGAAATATTAGCATTTCGTTTTAAAACCGTACGATGATGGTGTGAATCCTGATAACCATAAGTTGAAATAGTTAAATCATAAAAATCCATGAACCCAAATTCTACATTAGCCATTTTAAGCTCATCTGCAGTACCAGAATTATTTAAAAACTCTGGTTTCAAACGAACATCTACATGTAGCTTAAAACGACGCAATATAGAACAAGGCTCACGAGAATATAAAATAGCATCC